GTCTTTACCGTCCATTACCTTAAAGAATGTACAAGAATTGTACATGCCTATATATCCGGTAACATTATCAGATCTTGCGATCCGAAAATGGTTGTCGGAATAACAGGTGGCCTCCCCTCAATATTACCTGGTCCACTTCGCCTCTTAATGAGGAAAATGGATCTTTTAACGTTTAGGGGGGTCCTTACACTGTTGTCAGTTTACCGTGTGATGAAAATTCCAGTTCTCTTGAAGTTAGAGACCATTACTGCCCCTTTTAAGGGTCAGAGTGATCTTTTACCTCAATATGAACTGATCAAAGCCACGAGAGAGATCACTAGTAAAATTCTAGTAGATAAATTCTCTTTGGCTTTGGATGTTCTTCAACTCGGATCTGCTGGCCCCAATTATTCTATATCAGCGCTTGGGATCTGGAATGATCTCAAGTGTTGATCTAGTCATCCACTCCTCCCTAAGCTTAAGGAATTTATCCTTTTACATAATGGAGGGGTGGACCTCTGAAATATTCTGTCCCAAGAGATGGACCAGCTTTCTAACTACACTAGTAGCATAGAAAGGGGGTTAACTCTAGGACGTTTGAGTATAAAAGAGGAACCGGCAGGTAAGGCTAGAGTGTTTGCCATAACGGATTCAATTACTCAGACTATTATGCTTCCTCTTCATGAGGAGGTTTTTCTCGATCTTAAGATCCCTTCCGATGGACGGGACTTTTGATCAAGATAGACCAATCCGACATTTGAAGGATTTGTATAATAAATCTAAGGATTTATCCATTAAACAAACATTCTTCTCCTATGACCTTAGTGCTGCAACCGATAGACTGCCAATTTCCTTACAGACGCAAATCCTCAGTTTTCTGACTGGGGAGAGGTATGCGTCTCTATGAAAATCTCTTTTAACTGAAAGAGACTGAACTCTTATAAACGCCCCACTTGTGGAGCAATATAGATATTCAGTTGGTCAGCCTATGGGGGCATTAAGTAGTTGAGCTATGCTTGCACTTACTCATCACATTATAGTTCGTTTGGCAGCCAATCGGGTAGGAATATCCGATTTCACTGCTTATGGACTTCTTGGAGATGATATCGTTATTTATAACGATAGTGTAGCAAAGTCTTATCACTACATAATGACCATAGTACTAGGTGTTGATATCAATCTCTCTAAATCAATGGTTTCGCCCTACTCGTTTGAGTTTGCGAAACGTATCATTGTTAAGGGGGAAGAGGTATCGGCCATAGGTGCTAAGAATCTCTTATTAGCCTTGAAGACACACAAAGGTTTACCTTCTGTGTTGTTGGATATGGTTAACAAGGGGGTTAAACTCGATGAAACTAAGGTAACCGAGATGTTTAATACTGTGCCGACCGTAAGGAAGTCACAAGTAAAACGATATCTCTGAGTTATCCTAGGACCATTTGGGTTCATTCCCACTTCTGATGGATTAACA